ACCGAAGCAGAGTCCGATGCATTACAAGCTGTCGGACAGGCAGACTTTGTTATAGACAGAGTTTATGCCGCTGTTGATAAACTTAAATCTTTACTTACTTCAAGATCTCCAAGATTCTTAGCTGTAGGGAGGGAAGACTCTGATAGTCGTTTATCTGCAGTATGGCGTACTATTATGGAATATGTCTGGGATATCTCAGACGGTTCAACTCAGTTCAAGCAAGCTGTACATGATTATGCAGTTGCTGGATTGGGTTATTTTTATGTATATATAGATCCAGAAGCAGACTACGGAAGGGGTGAAGTAAAGTTTACATACCTTGATCCTTTTAGGGTTTACGTTGACCCAGCGTCACGAGACCGATATTATGATGATGCATCAGGTCTGTTACTTTCCACCATATTAACAAAATCACAGCTTCTCGACCTGTATCCCTCCCTTATTGAATTCATAGATGAAATAGAGCCAATGGATGATGAAGAGGACTATCCTTCTTCTTCAAAGAAAAATTCATCTACATCGTTTACACCAGATGTTGTAAAAGATAAGGATTATATGGGCGATGGAAAATACAGGATTATAGAACATTTTGAAAAGATTAAAGTACCTTTTTACAGAATATTTGACACAAGGACAGGTGCTGAAAAGATTGTCACTATTGAGCAATTTGAAAAGATAGCACAGGAAAATGCAGAAGCTTTTGAAAAGGGACTGGTACAAGCCCTAGAAGTACAACAAACAAGAATAAAAATAACTTGTTCTGTTGGAAGCTATGTCCTCTATGAAAGAGTCCTAAACACAAATGCCTACCCAATAATACCAGTCCCTAACATTTGGACTAATACACCATATCCAAAATCGGATGTATCTAAGGTAAAGGATTCTCAGAGATTATTAAATAAATTATTCAGTTTAACACTATCGCACGCACAAGCCTCTGCAGGACTTAAACTTTTAGTTCCAGAGGGCAGTGTTGATGATATTGGCCAGATAGAGCGTGACTGGGCTAATCCAAATGCGGTTATACCATATAATCCAGAATTTGGCGAACCTCACTTTCCAGCTCCACAACCTTTGGCAGGTGAGTTCTATCATCTTATAGATCGTGTTGAACACTACATAGATTTGAATTTTGGCATACCAGAACTTATGCAGGGATTTAAAGAAGCGGCACCAGAAACAGTTCGTGGAACCGCAATGCTTTCTGAAATGGGAGAAAGCAGGGGGAAATCAAAGCTTCGTGATATCGAAGCAAGTTTGACAAGACTTGGAACTGTAATATACAATTTTGCGAAAGGACATTACGAATATAGCAAGACATTCAGAATTGTACAGCCAAACAATGATTTGACTGAATTTACAGTCAATAACAAATTATACGATGACAAACGACAAGAATTAATGTCAATAGAGAACGATATTACTATCGGTCAACATGACGTTCGGATAATATCGGGTTCAACAATGCCAAGCAACAGAATGCAGGAATACAATATGTATCTTGAAGCCTACAAGTTGAATCTGGTTGATGATGTCGAGGTCTTAAAGAAAACAGAGATCTTCGACAAAGAAGGCGTTCTTAAACGCAAGGGACTGATTGCTCAGTTGCAGGGTCAGTTGCAGGGTGCTCAAGGGCAGATTAAGAAACTTCAAGGCGACCTACAAACGGCAGAGCGTGAAATGCTTCATGCCAATAAAAGGGCCGAACTGGAGAAATTCAAGGGAGAACTTGGCGAGATCGAAAAAAGCTCTCGATACAAGGAAAAGACCAATATCAATAAACTTGAGACGGCAATTAACAAAGCAATTGCACGAGAAGAAGTTAAAATACAAAGAAAAGCAATGGCTGAAGAGAAGGGTGCTCGAAAGGGCGCTGAGGCTACTTAATATCAGTGGTTCTGTTTCTTTGAACATACGAGAGTGTGTAGTCAATAATAGAAAAAATCACAAGGAGGTAACTAATGGAAGACCTACAGCAAACCGAAGGACAGGTTACAGAAGAACCTATTTCACAAGGTGAACAACATGAAGAACCAAGTGCAGACTGGAAAGAAGAAACCAAAAAGTTTCAATCAATGTATGACAAGCGTGATGCTGATTACAGGAGACTTGAAGGTGAAGTTGACCAGTACAGAAAGCTTGGAGAGATGTTGAAAAACAGACCAGATGTTGTTGACGCAATGAGGAATAAGTTGTCTGGTGAACCAGGAAATTCGACTAAAAAGAATGAACCTAAACTTGAAGAAGGTTCGTTCGACCCGTGGGAAGCCTATTACAAACCTGACTCTGATTCGTATAAAATGCGAGTAAAAGAGAGTCAGAAAATGGTAAACACTGCCGTCGGACAACAGATGGCACGTTTCCAAACCCAAGTAGGAATGAATAACCTGAAGGGTGAACTTGCAGCAAATTACAATATGACAGATCCGCAAGAACAGAAAGAGTTCATGGATTTTGCGATGCGCCCAAGAGATCAAATACCTTTAGACATGTTAATAAATGTCTATAGAGAACACAAGGGGCAAGCACAGCAAGTAGCAGGATCGAATGAGAATATTGAAGCAGTTCGCAAAACACAGGACATTCCTAAGTCAGCAGGCATTTTACAAGGCGCAAAGCCAGCACAGAAATCTAATGAAGATGCTGTGTGGGACGGTGTAATGAATGCTGGCAATAAAAGTATATGGTAATAAATAAAAAAACGGAGGTTAATTAATGGCTATTAATAGTGGTACATTAAAAACTTCGGGTGTTGGTGGCTCAGCGACTGAGTATACTCATGGAACAGCTCCATTAGATACAGTTGCTAATATAGGTCAATTCGCTGATAAAAGGCGAATACATGACTTTGGCGACAGAGTTGCAGAGCTTTCACCTGAAGAATCTCCATTCTTTGTTTATCTAAGTAAAGTAGCAAAACGACCCACAGATGATTCAACTTTCCGATTTCTGGAAAACCGATCAAAAATTGACTGGACAAGTCGTAATTTCTTTTTAGCAGCCGCTGAATCAGCTTTAGTTGCTGGTACAAGTTATTCTATTGCTGTTGATGATAATGCATCATCTCCTGCAAGTATAGATTGGCTCATAAAAGGAATGGTTATTGCGATTGAAACAGTTGATGATGCCAATGGTAAAGCATACACAACAGTACGTATCGAAGATGCTCCTGTAGATGCTGGAACTAGCACAACTTTCACTGGTAAAGTGATTGCAACGTCAAGTTCTAGTATAACAGGTTACGGTGCAGCTGCTGATAATGCTCCATGTACGGTTGTCGGTACAGCTTTTGAAGAAGGATCAGGATCTCCTGATGTATGGTCAAGTCAGCTCGATGATGAATTTGGTTACTGCCAAATCTTCAAAACAGCAGCAGAGATGTCAAATTCTGCTATTGCTACTAATTATCGTGGATATGCAAACGAATGGGATAGAATATGGAATCTCAAATTAAGAGAACATAAAGTAGATATTGAACGTGCAATGTTGTACGGTCAAAAAGCTCGTAGAAGTGGTATTGCCTATAGTGAGGGTATAGTAGGTATGATAGTTGCAAATGCTGGTGCGGCAACTGGCGGCACAAGCGCACTATCTTACTCTTCTGGAAAACCTTATTATAGAACTGTAACCACTACAGAGTTCAACTATGATTTGTTCTTAAGTGATTTTGAGGTTTTATTCGACCCTGCAAGGGGTGGTTCGAATGATAAACTTGCACTGGCAAGTCTTCCAGTAATAACAATGTTTAATAAATTAGGTGCAGGAGCTACTTTTGGAACTGCTGCAACATCCTCATTTTTAGACAATACATTATCTGGTTCTACCGATGCAGGTGCTTACAATATCGATTTTGGCAAACAAACAGGAACTTTTGGACATAGTATCATGAAAATTGATACTGTTCATGGTTCACTGGCACTGATTAAAGAACCCTTATTTAGAGGATTCGCTAATTCAATGCTAGCCTTAATTGATATGTCACAAGTTGCGTACAGACCTTTAGTAGGTAACGGTCTCAACAGAGATACTCACATAATAACTAATGTACAGCAAGCGGATGAAGATTTACGTAAAGACATGATTCTTACAGAAGCAGGTCTTGAAGTTGCTCTTCCTGAAACACACATGTTGTACAACTTTGAAGGAGTATAATCATGAGAAGTGACACATTAGAACCAAGTAGTGGAAAGTATGGCGGAAGAGTTGATAATGTTGTACTTGTTGTAGACGCAGCAACAGTTAATATAAATTCTAAAGATTCAGGAAAGGTTCATGTAATACCTGATTTAACTGCGGACTGTACGCTTACACTACCTACAGAAGAGGTTGGTCTTAATTATGAGTTTTGGTATGGCGGCACTGCTGCTGATGCTCAAGACTGGATATTCAAAACTACTGGCAATAGTAATTACTTTGTTGGTGGTCTTGTAGGACATGACACTGATGCTGGTGGTGATGATACGTATGTTGTAGATTCAAATGGAAGTAGTAATTCACAACTTACTGTGTATACTCCTATTGCAGGAACTTTAGTTAAAGTTGCATGCAATGGAGTTGTATGGTATATTAATGGACAAGCTGTATCAGCTACAGATGCATCTCATGCTTTTGCAGATCAATAATCCGAACAAATAAGGATTGACAGTTAATAGAACTGTGGGGCAGGTCGTATAAAGGGCTTGCCCCGAATCTATAAAGATTTTATTAACAATTAACATGGAGAAATTTCATGAGAGCAGATTTATATAACAAGTCATCTGGTTCATACAGAGATGAAACGAAAGCAGAATTAGATTTTCTAGATACTGCTACGGCAGGTTCAGTAGTAAATTCTAAAGCACTAATCTATGGTTCTTCAGGTGAAGTTGCAGCTACTACTCTTGATGTTGCAGGAGCTTCATCATTTCTTGGTATTAAAAAGTTTCAATCATTTGTAGGAAGTTTTGCAGATATTGGGGATGGAACTACTCAATTTGGAGATAATGATGTGCTTGTTGAGTTAGGGACTTTAGATACAGATGTTCCTAGCGGTCATGTAGCAGCATCAAAGTTCTTTATAGATAAGGTATTAATAGGTATTACAACTGCTTGTGGACAAACACATGTTGGAAATTTGAATTTAAGTGCAACAAGTGGAACAGCAGCCAATACAGGAGTCTCAAGCGGAACTGAGATTGTTGGAGCTGGTTTAGATTCTTTTAGTCCACATACTTCAGCTAGTTCAGGTGCAGCTGAAATAAATATTAATTGGAATAATACAGCAGGAAATTATCATGTAGTAACACCTAATGTTACTGCTCCTATTGCTAAAAAATATTTATATGCATGTACTGAAACAACATTAAATGCTGATGCTACAGCAGGAAGATTTACTGTACATATTGAATATACACTATTTTAATAATAAATAATAACAACTAAAATTTTTAAAACCAAAATGCCCATGAGATTTGTCAAGCTCGGTAAGGCATAAACAAGGAGAAACAAGATGGCATATCCAAATTATTCGGTAGTAGAAGCACAAAACGTTGCAATGGGTCAGGCTGGTAATGCTTTTGTCGATACTACTGGTCAATATACTCCTCCTCATGGTAAGATAGTAGCAATTACAATGCTTACAGATGTTGAGTTCGCAGAATTAACACCAGAGAGCACCTCTTTCTGGTGCGGAACTACAGCGGCTAGTCCTGGCACTGGTGGAGATACTGTTACTTCCTCAGATACATTCCCAACTGGTATTACCATATACGGAAGATGGGAAACATGTACTTTACAAACAGGTGGTGACAAAATTTTAATTTACTTTGGCTAATTATGCTAGGGTTAGGAAATAATTTAATAAAAGCAGCAATCAAAATTGCAGGCACTATAAAGAAGTATTGGGAAGATGATTTTGACTTCTGGGAAGCTGCTGGAACTAAATGGGAGAATAAGACAGGTGGCGAGGAAGCAGATCCACCAGGGGCACCAGATTAAAAAATTTATTTACAGCCATGTCAGATAAGTTTCGGGCGGTAAGCTGTAAGATTAACAAGGAAACTATAGGAAAAATATTATGGCAACTTTAACAGGAAGCGCTATTGCTGACTCATTTGACCAATTGCTTGCATTGCCAAGTGGTGGCGGTGCTACAACAACTTTAAAAGCGTTGACAGATGGAAACGCTGATACAACCTTCGCAATGCAACTATCAACAACCACTATTTGTATTGATAATCCCACAGCAAGCTCATCAACTCAAGGTGGAATATTAAGACTCCAAAGTGACGATGGTGCTGTTATGGCATCAGGTCACAGGCTTGGCGTTATTGAGTTTAGTGGTGCAGAAGATACAAGCAATACTATTACTACTGGAGCAAGAATCGAAGCAGTAACAGATGCTACTTGGTCAGCAAGTGAGAATGGTGCTGATATGGTATTCTATACTACTGATGGAAATGCGGCTCAAGCAGAGCATCTACGCATTAAATCTGGTAGTGCAGTCAATTTGGTTATTACGGGAGGGTCGACCCATTCACAAGTTGATTTTGCGGGTAGTGATGGAACGAAGGATGGTTCTATTTATGCAGAAGCTACTAATATAGGTTTTTTAGATGATGATGGTAACTG